CCGTTTAATTTCGTCGAAATGGGCTCCGCAGAGCTTAATCATTTTTTCCATGCGGCCTCCGCCTTCGATGTTGTCGACATCGTCTCCGTCGTCATACTCCCTTTGGTATGTCCAGTCGTAGTTTTTGATTGCCTCGTGGGTCATCTTGTCCCACAGGTTGTTGCACCATAGTTCGTCCAGAAGCCTTCCCAGGGAGTATAAGCTCTTGATGTAGCTGTCGAAACCTATAGTGTCAACATCGATGCAATAGTCGTTTGACGGCCATATGTAAGTCTTCTCAACATAAGTGTAGTCCCCGTCAACCCTCTCTATGGGGGTAATGAACCTTGCGGAATACAGTGGGCTAGTGTCCCTCGGAAGAAGAACCTTCTCAATGCCAGTAAGGTTCTTGAAATAATCCTCTATATAGAAGTATCGCGGCTGGAGAACCAGGCTCGGCGTGTCGGTGCACCACAGTATGTCGTTGTCTACATGCAATCCGTATATATGGAACACCGCTGTCTCAGTCGTCAACTTTATGTCAAACCTGACAGTGTAGTCTTCAAGGCACTCTTGATACGGCTTGGTGCATATCGAATAGCTTTCCACGACTTCGTTGTTGATGACATATTGTTTCCATGACAATGCCAGGAATCTCATCTGATTGTCATCCTTCCCCAACGCTATGTTTTTATCGTAGAAATTTATCTGGAACGGGTTTCTGAGCGTAAATACGTGGAGTGCATTATCACAATCGGAATCTGGCTCGACAACACAGTCCTCGTCGCTCATGAACTCGACACACTCATCTCCCCTTTCGTAGCTCTCGGCGTCAGCAAACTCGACACAACATCCACTGTCTGGGGTCGTGTATGAACCGTTATCGTCGCCACAGTTGAACGTCGCACACTCACACGGAATGTCCATATCACCCTCGTCTATATATGATATGATGAAATTGCAGTGACCGTCGCCGACAATCTTCTGTAAATAATGGGTTTCTCCATTGGCATCCACTCTAGCTATCCCGAAACCGTCCGACCATACCCTGCCTGGGAACCATTTGACGATATTCTCCACACCGCTCCTGAGCAGCTCTTCGGCTGAACCCCAGTAGGCGTAGTTCCTCAAATCATTGCTGTCGGCTAGTTTAATGGTGTTAACATCGTCATTTACACTGGACGACAAAGTGTCAAGATTGTAAACGTCGCTCCACTCCCCAGTGTTGTTCCTTTTCCTGATACTCTTTCTTGAATTGTCAGTAAACAAAAAGTTTGTATCGCTGTAAATCGGGCGTTTCCCTCGCTCAATGATATGCCGCTCGCCGAGAGTTCCCCAATCCCTCTCGATAATGACACCCCCATCGATATCCTGGTGTTTTTTCCTTATGACGTAGTTGCTGTATTGTTTACTGTACCTTCCCATTATTCAGCGTTTTTAAGTTGGTTCAAATCAAGTGACCTGTCGATATTGTCGCTCTTATCGGTCTTGAGTTCGGCAATACTCTTTCCAGTGTAGTTGTCTTTTACGGTAGAATATTCCATCTGGCGGTAAATCTCCCCGTCGAAATTGTATGTACTGACGCGTCCGTTTTCGAGGTTGCGGACCTGTTCACCCTCAAGCATGTAACTGACAGTTTCAATGTCGTGGTCGGTAATCTCAATTTCAACACAAACTGGGTCGAACTTAGTGTTTTTGATTGCTATCTTCTGGTTCGGGACACCTATGTACGGAAGTGCGTTGGCCCTGAACGACGGGGATGTAGACGGTGTTACTGTCAGGAAACTGAGACTCCCGTTCGCGTTGTATCTGTACCCGTTGGTTGATGAATTGCTTGAAGTGAGATTTTGTGACACTGGGTCACAGAAGTTTGCACTGGTTATAAGCCTGAAGTACTCCTGTCTTTTTTGCCCGCTTCCGTCGTTCTCGAAATACTCCACTCTGTAACCTACAAGATTGTCGTTGCCAAACAGAGCCTGATTTGAAGCCATAACCGAGGAATCGATGACAATGCCCCTTATGTCTGGATATGCGGCAAGCGAACCGATATCCTTGATTTCACACACAATCTCCTTCGGGACTACGTAGACAGTGTATATGCCCCTTTTCCCGAATATGGCCACGGGAAGCTTCAGACTGTACATACCTGGAAGCGTGGTGTCCAGGCCGCTGACTTCGTCGACCCTGGTCGTCTCCAGCATGGTGGTCGGGTCCTCTATCTTCTTGAACCCAGTGAATGTCGGGTCGATACTGCTTCTGGTGGGTTTGTAGAAGTAGTATATGTCGACATCCTGGGCTGGGTTGAATATCGCTTGTCTGACTGTACCGTATACGTTGTTAGCCATTGTAAATCGTTTTAATATAAATATGATAGATTTGAAACCAAAAACCTAATTATCTAAGGTTGAAAAACCCGCCGTTCGCGTAGTTTTGTATATCGTCGAACGACTTGATTTCTCCGAGCTTGATGTGCCTCTCCCATGAAGCCGCGTTACCCCTGTCGATGTACACATCGATACTAATGTTTGGGTTGTAAGTTATACCTACCAGCCAGTCTTTCTTAAACGTCGGCATCTCGGTTGACTCGGCATCTGAATCAGCCCTTACATGGTAGTCTGATGCAATGTATCTGTAGTTCTCAGGCTTCCCGTCCACATACGTTGCAGCGCCCGTTACATTTGCAGAGGTGCTGAACGCACATTTGAGATATTTGTATGATATATCCATCGAGCCGTAGTTTATGATTTCGGCCATGTCTGATTCAAGTGGCTCTGTTCTGCCTATGTACTGGTCGAACATTGTCGGATTGTTTACAGCCAGTTCATCAAGCTCCCCGTCAGGCTCGTACCTGTATGTTTCCACATGCTTCACCCCGTGCAGCGAATCTGAAGCGTCGTATTGGAAATTATTGTAGTAGTATATGCCATTGTTGTCGCTATCGGTGTCAACACTGGCAAGCGTCGCCTTCAGATGGGCTCCGACGACATATTCGAATGTGACGGTGTTCTCCGTGGTGTCTACCGTGATGTCGGTCATAACGTTTCCGTAGCACATAAGACCGCTGTCAACGCTTCCGACAACAGTGTTCCTGACACGTCCGTCCAGCGTTGCTATATTTCCGAGCAGGTCTGTCGTGGACTCATAGAAAGGTACGTCGCCTATCCTGTAGTACCACAGCCAGTCCTCGTCTTCCTCTGGCTCTGGATACAGTCCGTTCTGGTCGACATAAGTCTTGTTGACCCTGAAGCTTTTCAGGATACTGTTCGTCGTTCCCTGGAGGTTCACGACATTGGTTCCCTGGACAACTGGTTCAAATTTTGATAAATCAAAAGCATACCCCTCGACAGCGGCGTCCCACACGCCACTTCCACCGCTGGTGCCCATCACACAGCGGTATATGCGCCCGTCATAATACACAAGGTCGCCGATATTATAGTCAATATCGTGGCTCCATTTGTCGGCAAAGCTGGACAGGACGCCGTAATCGTTCTCGGTGGCCGCGATACTCAGGTTTACTGTATATGTAGTGTCGGCGACATCGGCACATTGGTAATAAACATCGGAAAGTTGCAGCGATTCACTGAAACGTTCGGCATAGAACTCGAGCATATAGTCGCCGCCCATCCTGCGGTATTTGTCGGCAAGACACTCCATGTCGCAATTTATGCCTGAGACAGCTTTTACCTTCAAATAGTTGGATACAGCCAGCTTAATCCTTGTATATTCGTTGTACAACCTCTCTGTATTCGCATAATACTCAAACTCTGGGACAAGGTCGCATTCGTCAGGGCAGCCGAAAACAGGAAACCTGCCAATTCCAGTCTTGAAAAATTGTATAAAGGTTGAATCCACCATATCTTGATACGTATAGTAAAGCCGCGTCAAGGTTTTATATGTATATGTAGTATTCTGGGATACGAGCGTCTGTCCGTCAACCACAAGACTTACATTGTTCGGAACGGTTATGGACGGGACAATTTTTCCGTAGCATCCACTGCCGCTGTCAGACGACCTATGCAAATGCGGCACGCCGTCCTCGTCAAATTCCAGATAAGGAAACAAGCTTGGAATTCTTGAAATCAAATCTTCCCTGCAATATTTTACTTTAATTGTGTTCATTAGTCATCAAAACGGACTTTGGCCTCATAAAGGTTTATGTTCAAAATATTCTGGTTGTTGTACAGATTGTTACCGTAGTATTCTGGGTCGAGAAAGTATACATGCCTCCCGTTTGCCTTGTCGTAACAGTATTTCAGGTGTATATATGAATACCTCTTATACCTTCTGACACCATACCCGTTGTCGCTATCAACCTCGTTGCATGTCTTGATTCCATGCTGCGGTATGTCGCGGTACGGCAGCATGAACGGTATCGTCCTGCCGTAGCCAGCATGGTTCAGTTCCACTTTAAGGTATAAATCAGACGGAACAATCCCGTTGTAGTTGTCAGCCCACAGGTACAGGTAGTATCCCTCGCTTGTCCTTCCTGACACCCATTTGTTCTCGACGGACAGCTGGGAACTAATCCTATATCTCTCTATCATTTCGTCCCTGGCTATGTTGTTTGTTGGAAGTGCCACAAATCTGGCAAGCTCGCTCAATTTGACTTCAGTGTCGACACGGCCTCCTTTGTATATTTCCAGGTTTGCCAAGTCTATGTCAGTCCCGTATTTGATGTATATGGGCATCTCAGATGTATACAGGTACTTTGAATAAAGGCTTGCCGTGTCGAAATACACCACAGAGTACGCCAGCATGTGTTGGTCCGCCTCGTTCATTGAGTCGTAGTAGCTAAGCCTCAGGAACGATTTCTTAAGGACGTTCTTCTGGTATTTAACATCCTTGTTTGTGAACCCAAGGCATCCAAGCAGGTCTGACTGGTTGCTGTTGTCCATGTAAGGCATGAATGCCTCATATGTGGAATCCATATATCTTGAAAAACACCATCTGTCGTTCTCCTTGACCGTCCAGTTGTCCCCGCTGTGTTCCCTCATGTGAAGGTTGAAGTTTATCTTCGACAGGTCGGCAAATGTATAGCCGTTGGCATTCATCGTGGCAACGACTGGTGTATACACGTGCTTTTCCATCTCAGGTATCGGATTGATTGCCTTGGACATTTCGTCGTTGACAAAATATCTTGTCAGGTTATCCTCTTTCAACAGTGTGACATCGCTTTTAACCTGTATGGGTACAGGCATCGTAACCTGTGTCTTTGTATATGTCAGGACTGGTCTGGATGCCACCGATTCATAGAATTCGGACTCGCTGTCATCCTGGAACAGCGTCTGCCCCCTCGTGGCGGTTACACCGAATATCCTCGAACTCGGAGTATCGGCGTAAGTCGTAACGGCGGGGAATATATATTCGCAGATTCTTGCAAAATTCGGAACATTCGGGTCGCATGTCCACCTCAGGGTCCTGTAGTCGACATATTGCAACCCAAACAACTGCATCCACATGGATACCGACACGTTCAACCTTATGCCGATATTGGCGTCACTCTCTGAAAAATAGTGGGTTTCGTCAAAGACAACGTCCCAGTATACAACTCCGTCTTCTTCATATTCTGCAATCTCCTCTACTTGTATTGTCTTGTATCTCGGTATTTTGACTGTGAAATTCCTGTCACTATGGTTTATCCTACAAACATTGGCGGTAATATGTTCTGACACACTGGTGTATGTATCAATCGGCTGGCAAAAGTACACATATTCGGCGGTGATTCCGAGTAATTGGCCATTCTCGAAAGGCACATCCGCGTCACAGAAGAATGTCACAGCCAACTCATCCTCGTTGCATAACGCGGTATGGGCTACAGAGAAAGAGACGTATTCTACGGTTTCCCTGTCGATTTTCAAGTCGGTGTACTTAATACTGTGTCTTAACATATGGCGGTATATTCGTCCTTATAAACATAATTAGAGGCGACGCTACTTCTAACGCCACCGATGTCGGCTGCACACGGGTATTTGGCCTCGTTGTACCACTGGAGGCTATTGCATTTCTCTGGGTCCTGCCTTTTCAGGAAAAAGTTGACCGTACCGTCGATGTACAGACATCCGTTGGCGAACATATATTCCTTGATATCCTCGTCTACATTGTCTATGCTCCACGCATTCGCGCTGTCACTCCATATGTATGCGTCAGTCCTGAGCCTCGTGGCATAATCTGGTATTGTGTAGTTCCTGCTCTTTAACACATAAGAACCGTTGTTGATGTTCGTGCATACGGCTATCCAGTCCTGGTAGTCGTCATCGTCCCTGGAAATTGTTTCCATGACGAACGCGGTCTTGCTTATCACGGAAGTCACGTTCAGCTCCCACATCCTGCTGTAATCCGTCGTGTCCATCAGGTAGAGGGTGTCGCCTATTGCCAGGTTGTGCCTTATTGTGGTGTCAATCCTTATGAACACGCCGCCGTCCTGCACTGGCGTGGCGCTGGCCACCATCACCCTCAGGTTGGAGCCCTGTTTCACCCCAGTGTGGCCCCTGAGCTTCATTTGGTAATGCGCCTTATACATATACCCTTCGGGTTTCACCACGTTTGCAATCTCAATCTTTTCACTTTTAAACCCGTCCTTGTCAAAGTCGTCAGTCTGTATTTCGTCATATTTGAGCGTGGTCCCGTTTTCCCTCTGCAAGGTGTTGAACCTGAAATTGACATCACACAACGGGGTCTCGGTGTATTGGTTCGGGTTGAACTCGACAATATCCCCGTAGAACCACTCGTCGTCAACGGTTATGTTATGCACGTTTTCCTCAAACGTGTCCCCTATGGTCCTGGGTGCGTTCGCCCCGCCAGGGCCCTTTCTGTTGTTGTTAATCATGTTCGCGCCGCACAACTGGTGGGCCTTGGTCTTGATGCTGTTCACATCGCCCTTCATAGTAAAAAGGTCGAAACCGCAGGTTACTGGGCCGAAGCAGTGGGAAAACTCGATATTTCCGTCGTTGTCGTTGATTACGCCAGTGTTCTGGTCAGGGACCCACAGTTCATGACCCTTGTTTCTCTTGATTATTGTCACAAAAAACTCCCTCGGCTCGCATCCAAGGTTGGTTTTAAGGCCAGTCACGTTTATGTTGTCGGTGAATGTATACTGGAACACTGGGTCGCCGTATATCGTCGTCGAATACCCGACGCGGTATTTCTCATTGTCAAACGGCCTGTCCTCGATGTCGGTGACACCGTTCTTCATGTTAGGTATTTTCTTGAATTTTCTGACATAGTACTGGCAGTCGGTATTCCCGTTAGTTTTGGCGAACCTGAACGAAATATAGTCATTCCATAACGTGGATTCAAGGTAGTTGTCCCTGTTCTCGTCATCGACGCCGTCATCGCAGGTGAATGCATTGTTCACGATACCCCTGATGAAGTCCTCGGCTGACACACCGTTGGTGTTAGCTGTGACAAAATCCGTGTTGGTGTCGTGATTGAACAACTGATAGGTGCTTTCGGTGCCGTTCTCAACCACCTTGACAAAGGCATCCAGCGCAGTCGGTATGTTGGACATTGCAGCCGTGCCGTAGTCGGCCCATTCAAAACCGTCAGGCAGCGCCCCGCTGTACTGCTGGTAGAAATAGTCCCTAATATAGTCCCAGCTACTGTATCCCTGGGCCCTGGACGTGGCGAAAATATCGTCAAGCAAGTCCAGGTCCGTAACACTGAAATAATAGTCCCGATTGTTGTTGTCCAGGTCTCCTATCGAGGACACAATATACGGCTTTATGGTCTTGTTCCAAACATGTCCGTCCTCATTCTCGCTGAAGTACAGGTACACGCTGTCATTCGGTTTCAGATTATGCCTTACGAACGACCTGAATAATATGCAGGGGGCGCCGTTCTGGTTAAGCGTGTATTCAACCTTCGCGATAAGGAGGGCGTTCACAGTACCAGACCGCAGGATTTCAAAGTTGTCGTCCTGGTCGAAAGCATATGTCAGTTCAATATCCCAGTTGTTTTCTGTCCTGTTCCTGAACTTGTTGTACTTGGGTTCGAAAGAGAACAGTGTCCTGTCTGGATACATGTCGACAAATTCGCAGCTGTTCTTGGAATTAATAACTCTGCCAACATCCATCAAACCGTCCTTGTCCTTGGTCGGTATGTTCGAGTTGTTGTAAAATCCGAACCACCCGTCGGATTCCCTCAGGTTGGCCGCCATTGAATCCCCGTTTCCGAATTCCAGTATGTCCGTCCTGTCGTACAGGTGTTTGTTGGCAAACGCAGTGTCGTCAATACTCAGCCTGTTGCACTTCCGTATGTTCGAGCCGTTGGCCAGTCTCATGTAGTCGTCTATTGTGTTGAAAACGTCCCTGTCTGGCGAGCCTGGTTTTATGTAGTTCACGACCCTGAAGCTCCTGTTCCTAAGTATGTGGTTGTTGAATATGTCAGAGCCTGGATGGTATTCCAGCTCGAATATCGGGCGGGAATACTCGGTGTTCCTGACCATGTCATACCCTTTGAGACTGTTGTTCTTACCGTATATCTTATCGGACCTTATCACACCCTGCTGGAGCTTAGCATCGGCACCGCTGTCAATGACAACCACCCTCCTGTCACCTTCGTTTTTGACGACCTCGGTAGAGATGTTGAACAGTTCGTTCGAACAGTACGGGTTTACTGTCAGTGTAAGCCTGAAATCGTTGCACCTTTCCCTTTCCAGGATAAACTGTTCGTTCGCGTCGATAGTACCCACGGTGTCGTTATGGGTGAACTGTTTCCCAGTCCTTTGAAAATCGACATGGACAAACTGGTCTATGTTCTTTGACCCATATGATTTCCTGCTATTTCGTAATATGTTGAACATGGTCTATGATGCTAAATCAGTAAATATTTTATGAATTTCGCTAATATTGCTTTGATTTGATACGAAATCATTAAATTCCTGTGCTGTACATCCGACATAATCAGAAAACTCATATATCATAGAACCGTTATCCTTGGTGGCCAGATGCTTGGTTTTTACAGCATCAATCAAATAAACACTCATCCAGTTTTCCAATGTAAAGAAATCACTTATTTTAACTTTTATCGCTCTACACACATTACATACGGCTGGGGCACTGCTGTTTGCTTTGTCAACGACAGTAATTACCACTATCTTATAATCTGTGTTATTCGGGTCTTTAATGCTGTAATTTTCAATAATTTTGCGTTCTTTCGTCGTGAACTGATAATATATGTTCGGAGTTGGCGGGATGTAGTCTGCGGTGTCGTTGTCTGGTGACGATATGTTCACTCGACCGATTTCAAAATCATAATTTTCCAGATAATCCAGGTCGGAAATATCAAACTTTGCATACGTGGCACCAGACTGCCGTCCGTATTCACAAACCGTATTTCCATTTAACTGGTTTCCATATTGTGGAATTATATATACAAAGTCATTACTCATTTGTTCGTCTTTTATATATTTTGCGCCTGATTTTTTAACATCGAAATAATTTGTCGCCACATGTATAACCTCTGTCGATATTACGGGAGATATTGTCCTTGTCTCGTGACCGTATGCGTTATGCTTATAGACTGACAAGATGAAAAATTTCAGCTTTTCAAGCGGAGTGTATGTGTATATGACCTGGCTGCCGTTAACGGTAGACCCGATGAAATTACCGTTAATATTTGACAAATTTCCCTGCGGGGTGGTTAGCAACTTATCCAGGTCAGCTTGTTGTGTGTTTTTAAAGTTAGTAATAACCGTACCGTCTCCATTATGGTCACCCTCCGTCGGGTATGGATAATAGAAATAGTTGTTGTCTGGGTTTTCTGGACGTTTCTCGTAACGAAACAGATAGTGGCGCTCCGTCATGCCCTCATCCTGTTTCTCGGTCACGACAGTTATGGCGTCCTGGTCCTTGCCAGTCATAAAAAGATTGCTGGAATTGTTCGAATAAGCCAGGTTTACAGACAGCTCGTCAGTTTCGCTGTAATCGTCCCCGACAACAACTGAAGCGCTGTCCGCACTGACTTCGATATACTGGGCCGTGTTCTGGGCCGTCATAACAATTTCATCAAACCTTGACTGGTCATCCCCAGGCTGGGAAACAAGACTGTCGGAACTGTCGTAGTACTCGTTGCCGCCAGTAGGAATTCCGTATTCATACACTGGAACCTTCCATACTTGCTCCTTGACTATATTGTCGGCATACGTCTTGTCATTTGTGGCAAACGCCTGGGTTACATGGATTGGCCCGTATGACGGATTGGTGTTGAACGCCTGGCTGTCTATCGGGGTGTATGAAACCCTCTGAACCCTGGTGTTGGTGTATTCGTCTGGATTAGACTGATTGCTGTCGTCGTATTTGGTGCCGTTCAGGAAAAGACCTACCCGTTTCCCATCCACATACAGCCTGGTGGTCCCAATCCCGTTATATGCAACCACACTCAAAAAATTGTTCAGTTTCAAATATTTCCCCCCGCTTCCGTACAACGGAACCACATTGGGGGCCGAAAACACCAGAATCGGTCTGGGCATCAATGGTTTGTCATAGAAAAGGACGCCGAACATATTGTTAGGCTTCAAGTCAGCCATGTCGTGGATGGTTTCGCCAGTTATCGCTGTGTCGTTGTGGTCCACAATGTTGACATAATACGGAAGCTTGTTGTAGTAGTCCTGATTTCGGATACTGTTGTATTTAAAATCTTCAACATTTGTTGATAGTTTGAACCTGAAATAATTGATTTCATTGTTGGCGCCAGAAATGTCCTTGAATTCCTTCGGCACCAGCATTGTGTTTATTCCTCTTGTTGTCAAATCGATTGGCATAGTTATGTTGGTTGGATGTTATATTAAACTAATTTGGCCAGTTGTCACCATGATATTCTGTTCGTCACTTCCAATACACTTGAACTTTATCGGAGTTTCATTCGATTCGTACGTTATTTCGAGCGAACTGGCTTCGTCTTTGATTCGAAAGGCGTTCTTCACCCGATTTGAGAAATCGATTCTTCTGGCCACAACTTCGTTAATACGCTGGCAGATTTCAATTAATTTCTGTCGCACCGTGGCGAAACCAGCGTAAGAGACGCTCACGCCTGGATAGTCCATGTATTCAACCTCTCCGCTTGAAACCGTCTTTATTGCCGTCAGTATGGTGTTGTAGTAATAATAGCGGTATTCGTCCGTCACGTCCGAATACTCATTGGCGTTGACAAACACAACCGTTTCCACAACGTCCACGACACTGGCCACCCCATTGAAATTCATTTCAATCTTGTTGGCGGCCGTCAAATTGGCAAACGACATGTGGACCGTGGTTGAATAATCCACGTCCTCATTTTCTGGAACTGAGAAGCTCATGGCAATAGACGTGTCCGATATGTTCAGCATATGTGTAACTGCGTCCACTGTATACGACACATTCACTGTGTCCGTAAAAGTGAACTGGGTGTTATGGGGATGTTGGGCATCTGGCGTGTATCCTGCAACCCTGTCTATTGTATTGCTTAAGCTTGCCAGAGCAGCGGTGTCGGTCGCGTAGTCCGTAGCATCGTAGCAATATTCGTCAGTCCAGCAATACGGGTTGCCATATTCAACCCTCTGGACAATCGGGACACTCGGTGTCGACGTTGACGGCGAACTCGGCTCCGTGCCAGAACCGCCTATTCCGACGACAGTTCCAAACGTAGGCACTGTCAACGTGGTTACCGTGGTTTCGGCGGCGTCAATGTCGATGACATGGTAATCGAACGCATTGTTGTATTTTTTCTTTCCATTCCCATCATAATCCAAAGACAACACATTCAGATATTTTTTCACAACATCCTCCAGGTCACTGTCTGACATGACGCTCGAATTGTAGTCGATAGGTTTAATTACAGAATACGACGGGCTTGCCGTGGTTCTGTTATTTATTTTTCCGATATTGTCCAAATCATTCCAGCCAAATATATCAGAATATCTAAAAGTGTCGTTTACCAGTTGGTCTGGCGCACTCGTCTTAGTATTATGGCTGTCAATATCGCTAATATCGCCATTTACGAATGTGAAGCCCGTCTTGAAATTCTTGATTATGTCATAGTCTATCCCATTCAGGTACATCTTGAAATGCGGCTCCAGAACAGACACGGTGGTGGTGACACTGTTCGGCGTGCCCGAAAAGGTTTCGGTATCCTCGTCATAACACATGTAAGTGACAGTCACATTGTATTTCTGGCCCCCATACGGGGCACCGAAGAACACTGTGTTGCCATTGTATCCAAGATAACCAGTAGATTTGTCACCAATACTGTCATAATAGTCAACCACAATGTTATTTGTCGCGCTGTCATTATGCCCCAATATGTAACATCCTGGGTAATTGTCTACATACTCAATACTGAACCCGTTTTCAACTATCACCCAGTTCGCCACGTCACATCTGATACGCCCGTCAAGGTACTGGGCATCGTATTCGTCTTCTGTGGTCGGGTTGTTTCCGACAAAGTACGCCACATCCACCCGTTCGACATCGTCGTTTCTCGTGTCTCTCGTATATGCCAGCACATAACAGTCCCACTGTATGCCAGTGATTGCAACCTTTTCAGTCGGTGTCAAGAGCTGGTATCTGTCAGTTCCGTTGGTTCCAACCCAGTCGTAACCGAAATATGCGTGGGACGCTGGCGTCACCTCCACCTTGAAATACTGGGAAGTTATGCCGCCGACGGTTATCACCCCCTTTATCTGGCGGTTGCCAAGGTCGTACTGGCCTGACGTTACCGATGTGTCACGGTAGGCGTTTGCAACGTCCGTAAACACGCCCTTCCAGTCCACAACGTCGTTCGCATACTGATGGCCGTACACAGTTTCAAGCTCGCTGTTCTTCACTGTGAACGAATATGCGTCGCATTCATAGCTCACTGGGTCACCCTTGAATGACACAGTGTCTGTTATGACGTTTCCATCTCCGTCGGCAATCTCAACGTCATAGTCCCCAGTATCTATATGGATGACATTTGCAGTCGAACCACCTCCGTCGACTGTCTTAGTCAGCGGGTAGAAAGTGTATTTTCCAGCCTCGACACCGCCGTATGTCTGCGAATTGCCGTCTTTGTATCCTACTGCAAAGTTCTGTTTAGTGATGTTGTCAACCCCATATACCAAAACCTGGTTGGAGTTAATCTTTGTGAGCCTGAGCGAAATCGGGGTCTGTATATTCGTGGCAAAGAATATGGCGCCCCATCCGTCATTCTTGTCTGAATCCACACACCATTCATTCGGCCTTATTGAAATGGTGTACGGGTAGCCAATATCCTCTCCAGTCGAGCACTCCACGAACATCTCGGTCCTGAACTTGTCTATCGCGGTCTTGCCCTCGTTGAGGCCGAAATAGAAATAGAACGAGTTTTCATACCTTGGGAAACGGTCCTTGGATGTCACGCCGTTCCTCACGTCGGTATCATAATCGTAGTAGTATATCTTCTTGTTATTCCTTTTCCTGTAGTTTCCATACCTGAAATCCAGATAGTCGTTGCTTGATTCTTCCAGCCTGTAATTATTCATGTAGTTCGGCCTATCGTTGAAGTCGGACTTCTTGGTCTTGCCCTTGACGCCAGTCCCGTCCCTCATGATGTTCTTCAGCAAGCCGTCGAAGTTGGATATGTATAGATGGTTGAAATCGTATTCATAAAGGCCAGTGGCGTAGTTCAGCTTTGTCTTGAGCCAGTTCCCGTTAAGTGTGGCGAACATGCTCCTGTAATCCATCGAGTAAATGTCGTCATACGACACAAAGCCGTCTGGGGTCAGGGTGTCGTGTATTGTCTCGAATGCGTTGTCATCACCGAACACAGCTTCGCTGACCTGCTCGACGTTCATAATATCCTGGGACTCGTCCAGGCCGATACCGAACTCGCATATCCTGGTAAGGTTGACACAGGATTTAGGCTTGGTGTAAGAATTGAAGCAGCTCAGACCGTAGAACAGGCCTCCGTTGTCATACACGTTCTCGTTGGCGTTCCTCTTGCTCGACTGGTCGTATCCAGTGTTTCCCCAGTCGGCCCCAGTGTTCTCGGTCATGCGGGTCGAACTGTCTATTGCAGCCTCGTCGTTCTCATCATCCGACACGGAACCAGCCAGATACTCATAGTCCTCGACCAAAAGGTCTGGCGGCATGTTATAGGTCGTGCTTTCAAGGGCTGTGAAGAACTGTGGTATGCCGTTCGGGTCGCAGCTGTCCATGCTTCCGAGCAGGACTATGTCGGTCGCGAACAGGGTTACAATGTCCGAGTTGTATTTCGTGTTGTACTCAATCGGTCTGTAATAGTACACCTCGTCACCCAGCATTGTCTCTTTCTTCACAATCAAACCCCTGTCAATCGGGAAGAATGTCCTAGCCTTGTCATGGCATTTGAAGCCATAGCAGTTTTCCTCGTTGTCGTTGAACGATATTGTCTCTATACCGAACCCGTCGTTCTGCAAGGCGTTCCTTACACTTTCGGCAGCGGACAGCGGCTTAAGGGTGCCCATCGGGTTTGCTGTATTGGCATTGTTGACAGTCATCTTCTGCGAGCACGTCCTGTATACCTTGATATGCTTGTTCGTCCTCCTGGTGTCGACCTTTCCAGCGTCGCACCACTGGTCCTTAGCCTTTCTCGTGAAAAGTCCGAAAAATATCTTCTTCTTAGGCCTGAGCTTCCTGTACCATAGGGGCATGTACAGGACGCCGTTGACCCAGTCGTTGTCAAAATTGAACGAAGTTATCTCGTTCTCTTGAGCCAGCTGGTTCTCCACACAGTTGAACAATTCCGTCACATCGGTGTTCGCCTTCGGCTTGGCGTGGTTGCATACATCGTCTCTATTGAATGTCTCCGCTTCCACCCAGTTGCTGACAACACCTGGGTTCACGCTAATGTCGTTCCCGTTGTCGTCCGCACACAGACCAGACAACTCTATACCATTGCCTATACCCTCCAATGCGGCTTGTATCAAGATACAGCCAGCGTTACGTATGACCTTGCCTATACCGTTAAACCAGCTGATGGTGGTTGTACCCCATCCAAACGGAAAAGTGACAGTGATATCAATGAGACTATCACCAAAACTATATATGCCTTTTCCAGCTTGATACAATAGGTATGCCACCGCCGTCAAAACTTTGTTAACCAAGTACACCACTATAACGACCAGCTTCAGCAAAGCGCACAGGAACATATATGTGAAATTGAACTTGATACCAAGGCTGTTGAACGGCATCGGGTTGTTCCCGCCCGAATGGTTCACCATCTTGATGCCAGTGCGCTTCTTGTTGTTCGGCTGTCTGCTCTTCTGCAACCTGGGGATGTAGTTCTTGACGGTGTACACCTTGTTCCAGAACAGGTCCCTGAAATCCTCGTCCCTTGTCTTGCTGCCGAACTCGTAGTCTACCTCGTTGCTCTCGACGAAGCCTGGATAGTCCTCCTCGACGAACCTCGGATTGTTCGGAACAAGGTATCTGGCCCTCTTCCTGGCTGTCCCCTCGCCTCCTGTGTCCGACATGGAAATCCTGAAACGCACGCGGGCCCTGGTGGCAATACCCTTGTTCGGGTCGTCGCTCAGCACCGTGTTACCGTATTCGTCAGTAACAACGTAATCCAAGTTCATAGGTATCTGGTAGCACCACACACCGTCTCCGTCAATCAGCCTGTCACCTTTGACGGAGTACGACTCTATCAGTCCGTCGCCAGTTTTCCTAATCATCTCGATGACACCGTTTCCCGTTATCATCTTGGACATCTTTCCCTGCTCCTTGGCGCCTTCACACTTCTTGCTCAGCGCATCCTCGCCTGTGTCGGTTATTATCGAGCCCATGAACACACAGGTCGGTTCGAAGCGGTAGTCGATGTCAATGTCGCACCTGGTTATGGCCGCGCCCAGTTCGTTGTCCGTCGTGTCGCCCCAGAAAGGGTACACGTACACAACCTTGTCCTGGGTGAAAACCTGGGCAAGGCTGTTCAGGTTGGTGTCCTTTTTGAACTTGTTCGGGCTGTCGAACTGGTTTATGCTGTATCCCTTGTATATCATGTCCCTCGGCCTCTGGGACAGCGCGCCTATGTCCGACAGGTCTATGTCGACGTGCACTGTCTGGTTTCCCGTGGGAACCCCGTAAATCATGTAGTCGCCAGCGTTGTTCGACCTTGTGGTGTACCTGTAGTACTTGTCGAACACGTCAATCCATGTGTTGTTGTCGAGCACAACCCTCTTGGTTGGAAAGCCTCCGACCACCTGGTGGCATTCGTCGTCGCTCGCGTTGGGTAGCAGATTGTACCTGATACCGTCCTCGTTAATCGACCTGCTGGACGAATAGCTGTACAGTATGCGTTTCTCAATGTCCGCGGTATCCTCATACGGCACGAACACGGAAATCTTGGCGTTGGGTATGCCGAAGCCCCCGTTGGCCAGCACGCGCCCAACCACAACCCCGTAGTCCGAGTTCAACCCACGGTAGTTGTTGGTCTGGTCTAATGAAAGCGAGAGTATGTCGAACTTGTCGTATGTCTGGTCCATCTTGACATGCACGACTGGCTCCTCGTAGCTTCCGACTGTAGTCCTTATCCTGTATGACTTGTTGCTATCTGACATTTCTTTTTAACCTGGGTATCTTCATTGTTATTTTTTTCCCGACCGCCAGGCATACCATCGCATATACCAGGATAATCGGCATGGCCGCGGTCATAACGGCGAAAACGAGGATGAATATTACCAGCCTTGATAACAGGAACGAAACCCTGTCCACAACTTTCTTTATTCCAGGTTCCTCGCTGTCATTATATTTATCACTTATTTTATTCGCTTTTTTGCAGTTGCATCCCATTCCATAAAGGTTTATTGTATATAATATAAATAACTCAAAACAAATAAACAACCATTAAAAAAGCGGCTCCGAGGAACCGCTAGGCTAATATTTGGAACACTGCATCTGGTCCAAAAACTATCTAACCTTTGCCCTACAGCGAATGTCACGGGAAGGGTATTTGATTTCGAACATTGTGTCGATTGAACTGTACAGTGTCTTATCACTGTCCAACAAATCCACCTCAAGCTCGCTGGTGTCGTAGCCCAGACTTTCCGCACGCTCGATGTTCGTGCACATGTTCTGGTCAACAGTCGTCTGGTTTATAACCTCACTCGAATACCCTTCGCCTGTTTTGTTCACACACCGAAGCGAAACCAGGTTGACAACACCGTCCAGTTTGGAAATCTCCTTTTCAAGGTCGCCCAGGAAAATGTCTTCGCCCATGAAGTGGCGGCGTATATCCATGTAGTCCTGTATGAGCTCGATGATACGCTTCACAACCTCGCTCTTGTCATACGACTTGTCGATGTACACATTCACGTCGAAACCGACATTTATCACCTTCCCAGAACGTATCTCCACGAAGTCGTTAACACATTTGTACATGGAAATATATTCCTTTATGTTGTTGGCCACGGTTTCAGAAAGCATAGTCATAAGGTCGCCCTGGTAGTCCAGCCCAAGGGTGTATATAACCACCTTGTTGTTCTCCTCGACCACGTTATACCTGAACGGGGTGCCGTACTTCGGATGTATCTGGGCAATCTTGACATAATAGTCCTTTAATGTAACACACCTGTTCTGTGCCGCCGAATTGTACTTTATTATTTGTCTAACCTCATCGGAGTTAGGGGCGTCCTTACCGCCGTATGACGGAGTTGGGTTGTTGACTGTCAACGTGTTTCTAACACTTAGCTTCTTATTTCCGTCGTTAGGGTCGTTACAGTTGCCGTCGATATCCATGTTGAGGTACGTGATAGTCGTCAGCGTGTTGGCACCTATGTTGCTCTCCTCTCCGCCGCCGACATGGTATAACACATACATCGTGGTCCCAGCCTCTGGCAGGACACCCATATAATCGTTAGCCTCCATACGGGACATCATATATTTTGTGAATTCTGAAGCCGTAGACGGTATCGTGCCGTACTGGTTCCTGATGCCAGCGCCGAATGTCAGTTTCATTTTGTTGTTGTCGGTATACTCAGTGGTGAACTTGTTCTTGAGTCTCTTCCATTTTCCCTGCATGGCCAATCTCACTGGTTCCACCAGCGGGTTGCCGTTTCCGTCGAGAACAGGGTCTCCGTACTCGTCGGTGATTTCAAATTCATCCACAACATGCCACACTGGGTCATAATAGCCTTCATCGTTCTCGTTGACCACATATCCGAAACGGTACTGGTCTATCAGATTGTCGACCTCAAAATACCTCTGTACAGGCTTTCCAGTCTTGTCCAGGTATGTTTCCTTGTCGACGTAGAATTCGGCGATTGAGGGGTCGTTTGCGAGTGTCATGCCCTCTTTCAGAATGACACTCTCCACGTTGGTTACGTTGTTATCCTGCAAGGTGATTGACATGAAAGGCTCGACCTCGTTGCTTGTCACTATGTGCTTGTATATCCTAGAAACACCTGAACGGGCCAGGGCAAGCTTCTTGTATGTATAACTGGTTATGTTGCCGTTTCCGTCCCTGTTCGGGATAATCTGCCTGTTGGATATGCCGTTGTTGTCGAAACCAACACTGAAATCGACATCCTCGGCCAGTTCGAACGTCTGCGAACCAGTTGAGAACTGGGTTCCGCGCTTCACATACGGGCAGTAGCTGGTGTCTCCGAGCGACTGGTTACCGTCGTCTTCCTGGGTATTTGACCTGTTCATCGGTATCTTGCAGGTAAGTTCCACCTCCACAATGGCGCACTTCGGGCCTCCTATCTTCAGGCCGTTCGTCCTCGCAATCTGCATGAGCGACTGTTTCGACGACGCACTGTCCACGTCAGTTTCCTGGTACACCCTGTCGATATTGTACCTCAGGGTGTCCGATATGTCCGCTATGACGTCGACCCACCAGGCGCCGACCGAGGCGTCGTTCCAGCTGTCGAAAATATCCGAATAGTACTTCCTGCTCTTCTCAATCAGGCCGTTCCTGAAATCGTTGTAGTTGGCATCCAGGTATGATAACTGTTTCTCTGACATATTTTATAGTGCTTGTTGTAATTCATAATACCTGACTTCTCCATCCTCCTCCTTAACGCTGTATTTGAGGTTCACGGCCAGTCCAAGACCCTCGTTGAACTGTTCAGTGGACACATCCACTATCTCGCAGTTAGGTATGAACGCCTTCACCTTGTCCTTGATGTGCATGACCACGTCGTCCCACATCATATTGTCGTTAGGGTCCATAAGGAATTTGACCAGATTTGTCCCGAACAGGGGGTCCCTGAGCTTCTGCCCCTCAGGTGTGAATATGAGGTGTATCAGCTCTGACTTGACCCTGTCAGCACTGGTTCTGTTCAGGTCGAGCAGCGTCTTCTTGGTCTTTATCTGTGTCGGGAACTTTATCCCGTAATATCGTGTCTTGGCCATTCAGTCAGTTATGTTTTCTTTATAAATATCGTTGTTTATATTAGTATAATAAGTAAAAGCTAAAAAACAAAAACGCCCAGTCTTAGACTGGGCGCTTCATGAAA